GCAGATTTGATGCTTGGAATTATTCAAGACGATATTATGAGAGCATCATTTGAATATTGGCTTAAAGTACTAAAAATTAGAGATGGTGAAGGTAAGGGTGTTAAATGCCGACTAGATATTAATTATCAATATATGAGACTTACTGAAACCGATGACGTTACAAATTCGAACATACACAACTTATAAAAATGAGAACACAAAGAGACAAAATATTCGACAACACATTTGAAGAGAGTGAATTTGAATTAGACAGTTCATTTTCTTTTGAAATCGCACCAAGTTATTTAGACAATCGAGACGAAGAGGACAAAATTGAAACACAAATAATAGTTACAAAAATTCATGAGCTAATTGAATCTTCTCGATTCAAACATTTTAATAACATCAATGAATTTAATGAGACTGTTAAATTAAAAAAGAATGAAATTAACGAAATCTATGAATTTATTTCAGACGAACTCAGACCGCATCATTCAATCATAGAAGTATTTTCAGAATTGTGTGATTACTTTAATGTAAATCCAACAAAATTCTACCAATCACTAGGAAACAAATTTAAAGAGGAGCTAATCGAAGTATTAGACAAAAAGACAAACGTACTAAAGAAAAAGCATATAAATAGATTATTCTAACTATGATTGAGCAAGCAACTTTAAGCAAACCAGTAAAAAGAATTTGGATTCTAGGCGATATGCACCTAGGAGTCCGTTCCAGTTCTTTGGAATGGTTAGAAATGCAAAAAGATTTCTATGACAATCAATTTATTCCGACCCTATTAGAAAATTATGAAGAGGGAGATATATTGGTTCAAGTTGGAGATGCTTTCGATAATAGACAGAGTGTAAACATTAGAGTCCTACATTATGCAATCGACCTATTTGAAAGACTTGGTAAAATTTTACCGACTCATGTAATTTGTGGAAATCATGATATTTGGGCAAAGAAAAGTAATGATGTAAGTTCTATTGATGCCCTTAAATGGATTCCAAATGTAAGTATTTACAAAGAACCCCAAACATTTAATTGGGGTGGACGAGAAGTCTTATTGATGCCATGGAGACGAGATACTGAACATGAGATTGAAACTTTAGATGCTTACCCAAACACTGAAATTGTATTTTGCCATTCAGAAGTTCGAGGTATTAAATTAAATAAGAAAGTTGATAATCACCACGGAACAGATTCTACATCTTACGACCGATTTACTGCAGTTTATTCAGGACATATTCATTATAGACAGAGAAGAGGCCAATTAAGAATGGTTGGAACTCCATACGAACTTACCCGTTCTGATATGGACAACACTAAAGGATTTGACTTGGTTAATTTAGAAGACATGCAAGAAACTTTCTTTGAGAATACAATATCACCAAAGTTTGTTAAATTCAATCTAACTAATCTTTATAATACTCCTCTTGGAGAATTTAAAGATGCTATTAGAAATAATTTTGTTGACTTATATGTTCCATCAAATATTGCAACTACATCGGCTCTTTCGCGACTGATTAATAAAGTACAAACAATAAGTAGAAAAATTGACCCCAATATCTACGAGCAAGACACATTCTTAGACGAGGATTCATACGACATGGACCAAATCGAGGACCTATACAAAAATTATAATATCCTACATCTTTGTAATATCTATGTTGATAATACTGCCCATGCTGAGGATGTTAAAACACAAATCAAAGATCGTTTAAAGAAACTTCACGATTTTTATGCATATAATAATCAAATGGATTAAATATGAAAATACAAAGTATTGAACTAAAAAACTTTGCATCCTATGGTAATCAAGTTCAAACAATAAAATTCGAAGATGATAAATCTGAGCTATTTTTAACACTAGGTAAAAATGGTGAAGGCAAGACAACTATTGCTAACGCGATAGTTTTTGCGCTTTATGGTAAAGTTGAAGGTGTTAAAATGTCCGACCTTCCAAACCGAATTAATAAGGAACTTTGGGTCCGAATAACCTTACAATGTAAAAGTATTACTGTTGTTATTGAAAGAGGACTGGCTCCTGGAGTATTTAAAGTTCTTCTTAATGGAATTGAATTCGACAAGGCAGGAAAACGATCAGTACAAGAATATCTTGAAGAGGAAATCTTTGGGATCCCATACCATGTATTTAAAAACATCATTATTCTTTCTGTTAATGACTTTAAGTCTTTTTTAACGATGAGTAATAGTGACAAGCGACAAATCATCGACAAAATGTTTGGATTCTCTATCTTAAATGATATGCAAAATGCACTTAAAGAAGAGAGACGAAACCTTAAAAACGATATTGATGGATTTGCCAGAGAATTGGTACAAATAAATGAGAACATACAATCAGTTCAAACTAAACTGGACCAATTAATGGCCGAAAGCCAAGAAAAGGACAAAAAGAAAATCCAACATCTTAAAGATTCTCTTGTTAAATATGATGAGAGTAAAAAGAAGTTGGAAGAGGCTCAAGGTAAAATCACTGCAAGTATTAAAGGTTTAAATTTAGAACTCCAAACAAAACAATCAACTGAAGCTGAACTTAAGTTTAAAATAACAGAACTTAAAAAGAAATTGGAATTGTATGAAAATAATACATGCCCAACTTGCGAGCATGAACTTACTGGAGAATTTCATAACTCTAGAAAGGATGAACTTGAGAGCGAACTAAAAGATATTCCAAGTCGACTCCTAGAAGTTTCAAAAGAAGTTTCAAATGTAAGGGATTCTATTAGCGATCTTAGAGACAAGGACAGCGCTGTTCGTGACAAAGTATCTTCACTAAATGCAAACATTGCAAACTTTAAAAAAGAACTATTAGCAATTTCAGCAGCAATTAAAGGTTCTACCGATTTCTCCCACATGGAGCAAATTATCGCCGACTTTGAAACACAAGAGCTGGAGAAGGGAAATCTTAAAGATACTAAAACAGTTGACTACAATTTCTTAGAAATGGTTGAAGAGGTTCTTGGAGAGGATGGAGTTAAAAATCTTGCAATCAAGACTATATTGCCCGGATTGAATGCAAACATTGCAGCTATGACCCAGACAATGCACCTTCACTTCCACCTCAGGTTTGATGAGAAATTCAATTGTATTATCAATCACTTAGGGGAGGAGATTAATCCAATGACCCTTTCAACAGGTGAAAGAAAGAAGGCAGACTTTATAATTATTATTGCAATTATCAAAATCCTAAAGTTAAGATTCCCACAATTAAACTTGCTTTTCTTAGATGAGTTGTTAAGTTCAGTCGATCAGGACGGGATCCATAATATCTTAAAAATCTTAAGTGGTGTAATTAAAGAGAGTAAAATAAATTGTTTTGTGATTAACCATACCCCGTTACCTCATGAGATATTTGATAAAAAGATTCAAATCTACAGAGAAAATGGATTCTCTAAGTTTGATATTGAACTAATAGAATAAGATATATACTTAATGGCAAACTATAACCAAAAATTTAACTCTGACGATAGTGTAATTAGGCACATCATTATTGGATTTTTAGCCGATTTGAATGCTAAATTGTATTTTCATCGACAATTATCTAATACTGAAAGAATTCTCGTAGATGTTCCATTCTATTACTCAATAACTGGAGATGACCAGTTCTTGAGAGACCAGTTCCTATTTTCAACAGCTTCTGGACCTTTTTGTATGCCCGACAAGGCCAATGCTGATGCAAATTACGATATTGTACCAAGAGGAATTGTAAACCTTAGCGGACTTACTATTGATTCTGCAAAATTAGTTAATAAAAGAACAATGGGTAATTATACAAAAATGAACCCTGAAGGAATTGTAGAAGCCTATGTCGCAGAATTCGATATGATTCCCGTAACTATAAATTTCGATATTGAAATACTAGTATCTTCAACACTTGATTCTTTTAAAATAACTGAAGCAATCATTAAGAGAATGTACAAATCAAACTACTTTAATGTAGAAGTTGGACATTTAGAAGAGGGCAATTACAGAATTTCATCCTATTATGCTCTTCCAGAAGATTACACACAAGAGAGACCAATTGGATTCACTTACGAAGACAAAGAGAGATACAAAATAACATTTCCAATTGAAGTTAACTCATTCCTTCCATCATTTAACTGGGGTAATGAACAAAGTTTCGGTATTAATAAGCGCTCTACTGAACAATTTGCAGGAAACAGAATGTTTACAATTGAAACAAATGTAATCAATAAAATGACCGATGAAGCAAGCAACCGAATTATTGATGAAACCGATATTGATAATAGGTAAATAATTAATGATATATAAATAAAATAAAAATAAACAATATGACAACTAATATTCTAGCACCATTTGTTAAATTAGACGAATCTTTTCAGTTTTATGTAAGCGGAAGATTATTCGAAATGAATGAAACAGAAATTAAGGAAGTTGAAGGTACTACCAATTCAACCCTAATTAATGCAATTAATGCATTTGAATCTTTTCAATTTACAGAAGATTCAGTAAGATGGTTCCATGGACCAAGCAAATTTATCTACAATTTAACTGAAGGAGTTTTCCAACATAACAATTCAGAAATTATTGGAAATTCATTCTCAAATCACGTAATGGCTGCCGGTCATATTAGATATGGAGAAAAGCCAATTGCTGAATTATTTGAATCTCTTCCAACCTTATTAGAAAACTTTGTAACTCTTGATTTTGCTGCAACATTTGAAGGAAATAACACAACTGTAAATCTTTTCATTTTAAATGAAGATGTTTATGTTGCACGTACAAATCACTCAAACAAAATTTCAAAATTCTTTAAAGCCAAAAATGCTAATGAAGCAGTTGAATATGTTACTAAAGAAACTGGAGAATCTGCTCTTTCTTTCTTAAAAGAAATGGTTGAAGGAGAATCTGCTGAACTTGCAATTAAAGAGGAAAAACTTGCAACTTATGAATCAATGATTTCTTTCTTAAAAGACCAAAAAGGTTTATTAGCAGGCGCTGATAGAAACGATGAAGCAATCAAAGAGGCTGAGTCCTTAATCAATAATGAAATCAAAGTATGGGAGGACAAGATTGCTCAATTAGATGAAGCCATTAAATTTATTGATTATAAATTTAATTCTCACAAAGTTCATAATCCAGCTTGCGATATTATAGAAGGACATTTAGACAAAGATACTTATATATGTTATGGAATTTATGTTAAAGATAGTGGTTCTAAAAAAGCAGGACAAGAATTCATGGAGTACTATACAGGTGAAAACTATAAGTTAGGTTCTTTAAAAAGATCTAACGCTAGATATTATGAACCTGATACAATTCCAGCAAAATATCTAGCCGCTTGGAACGAGTTAAAGTCTAAATATGAAAATGAATATAAATAAGATAGTATAAATATATTAAATTTTGAAGGGGTCGCCAAGCGTCCCCTTTGGTGTCTAGACTGAAATTGAAACAGAATCAACAATCCAATATATAAGATTAAACTAAAAGAATTAAAATGGCTAAAACTAAGAACTATTTAAACAATAAGGACTTACATAATGCAATGAGTGAATCTAAGGAATTGGATAAATTAACTCCAACTGCAGAAAAAATGTTAATCCTATTAGCTGAACGAGCAATCAATAGAATGTCGTACGTAAATTCTGACGATAGAGATGATTGTCTCCAGTTTGCAATGTTAGACCTCTTAAAATACTGGAGAGGATTTAACCCAGAATATCCAAATGCATTTGCATACTTTACAGAAATTGCAAAGAGAGGATATGCAAAAGGTTGGAATAAAATTCACCCACAAAAATACAAAGGTACTATCTCTATGAGCAGAACATCTGGTGATGATGATAGTGGCGGGATCTATTCTATTTAATGTCAATAAAGAATTTAAAACCAACCAAAAAGTCCGGATTTAATCAAGGATATTTTAATCCCAAGAACCCTGAAAAATACCTAGGTACATCACCCATTATTTACAGAAGTTCTTGGGAATATAAGTTTATGATTTGGTGTGATATTAATGACAAAGTCCTTTGTTGGTCCAGTGAACCAGTTGAAATTAAATATTGGTCCAGACAAGGAAATAAACAGCGAACATATCACCCAGACTTTTACTTTAAAATCTTAAAACAAGATGGCTCAAGCGAGGAATTTCTTGCTGAGATAAAACCAAAAGAACAAATACAAAAGCCAAAACCTCCGGCAAACCCAACTAAAAAAAGCTTGGCATCTTACAAATTTCTTACCGAGCAATACATTAAAAACATGGATAAATATAATGCTGCTAAAGAATATGCGGCAAGTCGTTGTTGGCGATTTATTGTCCTAACTGAAGATACAATTAAAAATGGGTTACATTAAACAAAGAATAGCTGAGTTAAGTAAAGAATTTGGGGGTAAAATAAAGGCTTCTGATGCATGTATGCAATGGTTTGAGGATGGAGTTAACTCAAAAACCCAAAATGAGGTTAAAATGACCCGAACTCGCTTTCAACCTGGAAAGATTTATGTTTTTAAATATGACCCAAAATATAAAGAAGAACTTCCATGGTTTGACCAGAATCCAGTTGTATTGGCAATAGAACAGGTTAATAATAATGACTTAGGAATTAATTTGAATCTATTACCGGTACCTTTTAAAGAAAAGTTATTGGATGAACTGTTTACAAAAATGAGAATTAAGGTGGATAAACAGGAAACTGATATAATTTCAGAAATTACTGGAATTGAAACACCCAGTAATATTAATGCACTTAAAGAAAAACCTCTCCGAATAACTTATGAAGGAATCAAAGTATACCTTGAAAAATTTGGTTATGAGTTTGCCCTAAGACAATATATACCTTCAAGAAAAAAGGAACAGACAGTGGTTAGTTATTCAAAATGGCCAGAAATTGCACTATGCGATTTTATGAAATTTAAGAATACAAATGTAATGAAAGTCCGATTAATGTTTAGAGACTATTTAAAAAAGAATATATAACTTAAATTAATATAATAATATAATGGCAGGATTTGTACAAAGAAATGGTCCATTGACTAAGCGACCGTTCAATTTAAGTAGTACCCTTAAGAAGTTATCTTCCTTTGGTATGTACTACGATGACTTAGTGCTTAGACAATCTCAAGCAATCGGGCCAGTAGAGGACGAAATTGGTTATGGCCAAATGAATCCAACTGGACTTGATAGCGATGATATGTATGGCGCATTTGCAGCCCTTTCGATGGCTGATACTACAATGCGTAAAAATATTCCATTTTTTGACCAAGCATATCGTGGTAAAAGAGATGAACTACGATCATTTGCGCAGCATGACGAGATTGAAGACATTTTAGATATACTTTGTGATGAATCAATAGTATATGATAGTAAAAACTTTATAGCCAATCCAGAGATTATTGGTATGGAAGTTTCTGAAGATGTTCAAAAATATCTTAATAAAGCATATAGAGACCTTTACCAATATTTTGGATTCAATCTAGACCAATCAGCTTGGTACTTCTTTAGAAAATGGTTAATTGATGGTTACCTTTCATTCGAGATTATTTATAATCCTGAAATGACTGAGGTTATTGGATTTAAAGAAATTGACCCAATCACATTGGTTCCAGGATATAACCACGAAGATGGTAAAAAAGTTTGGATTCAGTTTAAAGACGATCCAGTTAAACAAAGAAAATTGTATGATTCACAGATTGTGTACATATCATACTCTTCGATTACTACCGCATCAAGGGTTTCTTACCTTGAAAGACTTGTAAGAGCATTCAACTTAATGAGAATTATGGAGCATACCAGAGTTATTTGGGCTGTTACAAATTCATCTTATAGAATGAAATTTATTATACCAGTCGGTGGTAAATCTAAAACAAGAGCAAAACAATCTCTTGCTCAGTTAATGAATAACTATAAAGAAGTTGTTGATTTCGATTGGGATAGTGCATCCCTTACAACTAACGGTAAACCAATGTTACAATTCAATAAAGAATATTGGTTACCTAGTAAAGACGGAGAACAACCAGAAATTGAAACCCTTGGTGGTGATGGTCCAGAATTAAGCGACACAGAATCCCTAAAATATTTCTCAGATAAACTTAAAGCAGTTTCAAAAATTCCTTACAATAGATTCATGTATGAAGATGGTGGAGGAGATTTCAATCTAGCAGCCGATGGTATGATTAGAGATGAGATTAAATTTGCTAAGTTCATTAATCGTTTACGTAGTTCATTCCAAGAGATATTGATTAAACCACTATGGATTCAAATGTGTCTTAAATTCCCAGAATTTAAAGAAGATGCAGGATTCAGAACTCAAATTGCTCTAAGATTTAACGAAGATAATATGTTCGCTGAATTAAAATCAATGGAAATCATGCAAAAGAGACTTGATTTTATCAGTACAATGAAAGATTCGCTAGTTAAAACTGACCCTATGACAATGGAAGAGACTCCATATTTTGACATGGACTTCTTAGTTGATAGATACCTTAAACTAAGTCCAGATGATAAAGCAGCTAATGATGCATATAAAGCCAGATCTGCCGCTAAAAAAGCTGAAGAGCCAGAACCGGATCCAATGGCAATGGGAATGTAATTAAATAAAAATATAAATAAAATGAGAATAATTAAAACATTTGAGGAATTTACAAGTTCACTTCAAGAAGATGCAATCGATGCAGGTGAAGATTCAAAAGTAGTAGTTGATGATGTTACCCTTGACTCAGGAAAAGAAATTAAATCAACTGAAATCTTAGGTACTATATTGTCTTCTAAAAGTGAAAAGGAATTCAAAGAATATTTCTATGATGAATATGGAAATACAGCATTTACCGAAGAGGATATGTTTACCTTAGTTAAATTTTATAACGATTACCAAGAGGAACAGGCTCAAAAAGAAAAGGATGCTGAAAAAGAAGCAGAAGGTGGAGATGCCGGTGGAGAGGAAGACCCACTTGCCGATATCTAAAAACCAAAATTTTTAAAAATCTTTAAAAATTAACTGGATATATAATAGAAATATAATAAAATAATAATTATGACTAATAACTTACTGATCTTAGAAAGATCGTCAACGGAATTAGAGTTTAAACAAGAAGGTGGAACTTATGTTCTAGAGGGTATCTTTGGAGAAATCGATAAGAAAAATCGTAACAACCGAATCTATACTGAATCTGAATATTTACCGCAAATTGAAGCTCTTCAAGCAAAGATTAAAGCGTCAAAACTTTTAGGTGAATTAGACCACCCACAGACTTTTGATGTTTCCTTAAAAAATGTTTCTCATATCATTGAAGAACTTAATTATGACTCTAACACTAAACAGGTTAAAGGTCGTATTAGATTATTAGATACAGAGGCTGGAAGACAAGCAAAAGCACTTGTTGATGCTGGTGTTCCTTTGCAAATTTCAAGTAGAGCAGCTGGAGCAGTTGAATCTAATGGAACTGTAAAAATCAAACAATTATTTACTTACGATTTAGTAGCAGACCCTGGGTTTGAAAATGCTGAATTGAAAAGAGTTAATGAGGCCTATGGTTTCATCAATGAAGGAAATGACCTATTTATTTACGAGATAAATAATAAAAACGAACAACAACCAATCGAAAATATAAACGAAACAAAAATGGCAGAGTCTAAATTTATTACGGTTGAGGATTTTAATAAATACTCTAAATATCTTTCTGAGGAAATCAAATCTATTAAAGAAGGTATGAATGCTTTAACAGAAGCAGAGTCTACTAGTTCTCAATTAGAAACACTAAAAGAATATACTGATTACTTAGCTAAGAAATTAGATGAATCGATCAAATATTCAGAACACATTGCTGAAAAAGCAGACCAAGGTATTCAATACTCAGAAACACTTGCAGAGAAATTGGATCAGGGTATTCAATATTCAGAGCATATTGCTGAAAGCGTTGATGCTATCAAAAATTACACTAACTATTTAGCTGAATCTTACAATGAAGGTTCTACTTCTTACGAGAACTTAATTAAGTATACTGAATATTTAAGAGAGAACTTAGAGAAAGTAACTGAATATGCTGAGTATGTTGCAGAAACTGTTAACTCTAACCTATTATTAGAAGACGAAGCCGGAATTCCAGCTGAAGACTTAAAAGATGAGACTAAAGATGTTACTGTAGACGTTGTAGACGCTGATGGAAACGTAATTACTGGAAAACCAGAAGACGTTAAAAAAGATATAAAACTTGCTGGTAAAGGTGATGCTGCCGGTGAAGAAATTAGAGAAGATGCAGGGATCCCAGCTGAAGCTCTTAAAGATGAGACTAAAGATGTTTCTCCAGACGTAGTAGATGCTGATGGTAATGTTATTACTGGAAAACCAGAAGATGTAGAAAAGAATTTAGACCTTGAAGGTGAAGGAGATGCTGCTGGTAAACAAGTTGACCAAATGGAGGCTTACAAAAATTCAATCACTTCTAAATTAGAAGCCCTTGTTGAAAAGGTAAATGCTAAAAAATCAGACAACCCAACATTCTTTAAATTCATCTCTGAAGAGAAAGTAAACGAATTTAACGCTCTATCTGCTGAAGATAAAACTAAAGTTGTAAGTGCTATTGAAGGTAGAGGTTACCTAACAGAAGGACAAATCATGGCTCTATGGAATACTTCATTAAGTGGTACTGTAGTAACTAACGATACTCCTAACGTTATCAAAATGATGCCAACTGAATACCACGATACTTGGGGTAAATTATCTGAAGGTAAGAAAAACCAAATCATGGCTCAGTCTAAATATCACAAATTAGAAACAGCTTACCAAGTTGCAAACTTCTGGCAAACTAGAGACCTTAGAGAGATTGCTCCAGTAATGGAAAAAATTGCTATGGTAAATGAATCAGCTACTGAAGAGGTTAAAACTTTAGGTTATGATGCTGCTGAAATTGGTGCAGAAATTGCAAAAAGATTCAATAGATAATATGTTTTTTTAGGTTTTTTAAAAAAATCAAAAAAATCAAGGATATATAATACTATTAAAACAATTCGATGCTCAGTTAAGAAGCAAAAAACTGAAATTATATCGAAAAATCGTAAAATACGAAAAATATAAAACCATTAAAAAAAATAAATTTACAAAATGGCAAATTTAATTAATGAAGCAGAAATCAGAGCAACGTGGGCTCCGATTATCGAATCTGCGACAGGTATCAACGATGCAAGCAAATTAGCTTGGATGTCAGAATACTGTCACAACCACAAATTATACGAAGATGCTTCTCAAATGAGCTTAGGTACTGCTGGTAACATCTTTGGTATGGGTGCTACAACTTTACCATCAGGTATGGGTGCTGGTTCTTCTATATCTACTGTAAAAGGTTCTGGTGATAAAGCTCCTTCTTTACTTCCTTTAGCAATGCAAGTTGCTGCTCAAACTATCGGTCTTGACTTAGTACCAGTAGTTCCTATGGCTGGTCCAATGGGATTATTATCTTACTTAGACTTTGTTTACGAAGGTGGTAAATTAGTCGGATCAACTGCTCCAACTTATGTTAAAGTAGGTCTTGCAACAGGAGTTTTTGCAGATGTATTAGATGAAATTCAAGGACTTGCTAACGATACTATCGTAGCTGTTTCTGGAACTCATGGTTCTTATACTTTTATAGGTCTTTCTAGAATTGATGGTAAAATGATTTTTAAAGTTAATTCTATCGACTCTTCTAACGCTAATGTTACTGCGGATCTTAAAGATGCATTTGTTGCTTTAACTGAGCCATGTACTGCCGGCGATGCCGAATTAGTTAAAGCTTTAGAGGATCACGTTAAAGGATTCGCTGCTTCTAACAACGCTGGTACTCCATTCACAAGAGATGCTGGAGAACAGACTCCAGATAAAATCATGGGTCTATCTTTATTCTCTAAATCAGTTTCAGCTGAAACTTTCCAAGTTGCTGCTGCTGTAACAAGAGAACAAGTTCAAGATTTAAAACAATTCGGAGTTGATGCTGTTGCTCAAGTTGAAGCTGTTTTAACTAATGAATTAACTCAAGGTATTAACCAATACATCTTAGGAAGAATCAGATCTTTAGGTGCTACTAACGTTACTAACACGTTTGGTGCTGATGGATTTGACTTAGAATTACCTACAGCTGCAACTTTAGCTGGTGGAGAAACTTTACCTTCTGTTCATAGAAGAATCCTTTCTCAAATCTTAGCTGCTGCTAACTTAATCGCTAACAGAGGTAGAAGAGGTGCTGGTAACTTTGCAGTATGTGGTCCACAAACTGCTACAGTTTTACAATCAATCGCTGGTTTCGTTGCAAACCCAATGGCAAATACTTTCGCACAAGCTGCTGGAGCTATCTACCCATTAGGATCTGTTGCTGGAATTAACGTTTACACTGACCCTACAATGGACTGGAATGATTATTCAATCGCAGTTGGTAGAAAAGGAGACGGAAACGGACCTGGTATCGTATTCATGCCTTACTTAATGGCTGAATCAGTTCAAGCTATTGCTGAAGGAACTATGGCTCCTAAAGTAGCTGTTAAATCTAGATTTGCTCTAGTTGATGCAGGATTCCACCCTGAAACTCAATACGTTGAATTCAATGTAACTATCGACGGTGGTACTAACTTATTAACATTAGCTTAATATTTTATAAATTAGAATTCACATTCTAATATACCTAAAGGGAACTGAGAAATCAGTTCCCTTTTTTTGTGATATATAATCTATCAAACAAAATATATTAAAATATGAAAACATTTGAAAATTGGTATACCAGTATACTTGAAGAAGTTGCAACTGCCCCTACTAAATCATTAGCTGGAGATGTTGATACGATTATAAGTTCATTAGACACTCTTGTTAAAGAATTAACTGAAGAACTTGATTCTCCTGAATTTAATGAATTAAATGAAGCAGATGCTGAAGGTCCAAGCAAAGTTATGCAGTGGATTTGGTGGATGCCTAAAGCTAGAAAAGCACAACAAAAGGTTAACAAAATTAAATTAAATGTTACTGATATGGAAGCAGCTGCTGAAGATGCTCCTGATCCAGAACAACAAAAGAAGATTAATGCAAAAGCTAAAATTGCAAGAGACCAAGCAGGTGAACTTCAAAAAATGGTTGATGACAAATTCAAATCAAAAGGAGAACTTGTATCAAAAGTCTTAAGTAGCGAAAAAATAGCTGGACAAATTGCATCAATTAAGAGAGCTACTGGACTAGAAGATAATCCAGAAAAAGTTGCCACTTATAAAGAAAAAATGGCCGAACTTCAAAAAAAATATAAAGAAGACCAAGAAGCAATTAAAGAACTTGAACCATCTGAAGAGGATAAAAAAGCTGAAAAGGAAAAGAAACAAAAAGAAGCAGAAGAGGCTAAAGCAAAACAAGATGAATTAGATGCTAAAGCAGAAGCTGCTAAAAAAGCCGCTGCTGATAAAGAAGCTGCCGATAAAGAAGCTGCCGATAAAGAAGCTGCCGACAAGGCCGCTGCCGATAAAGAAGCTGCCGATAAAGAAGCTGCCGACAAGGCCGCTGCCGATAAAGAAGCTGCTGATAAAGCCGCTGCCGATAAAGAAGCTGCTGATAAAGCCGCTGCCGATAAAGAAGCTGCCGATAAAGAAGCTGCTGATAAAGCCGCTGCCGATAAAGAAGCTGCCGATAAAGAAGCTGCTGATAAAGGAGAGCCTAAAACTGATGATAAAAACTCTAAAGAAGGAAAACTTAAAAGATTAGAGGATATGTTAGCAAAAGCTAAAGAATCAGGAGATGAAGAAAAAATCAAAAAAGTACAAGACTTGATTGATAGAGTTTCTGCAAAAGAATCATGGCAATTAGATGGAACTACATTAGGAATGATGTTAGAATCTGAAATCTTAAAATTAGAGATGAGTTTTACATTAAATGAGTCAAGATACCAAAATCTAAGTATTAAAGATAGATTCTCTAGATTATTATAATTTCGAATTTTTTTTGGCAACATTTAAAAACTCCTTTTGTTGATTCAATAGGAGTTTTTTTACGTGTTCTTGAAAGGCAACTGAAGATTTTAGAATTCGACCATCCACTGTTTTACCACCAAGAGTATCGTGATAATCTGGATGAACAAAGTTCTCTGCATTAAAGTTATTTATATTGGACCGGATCGGTTCACCAGAAAGCGCACAAGTCCAATCAATTGTATCATAACTCTCGATTAGCTCTTCACTCTTCATCAGTTCTCCAGTCGACCAATCATAGTAATATCGGTCCTTCTTTGAATCGTTCTTATATTTACACAATTCAAAAATAATATGAAGGAACTGGTCAGATTGAGCCCTTTCTTTTATTAAAGGATTCTCTAATAAGAGTCGACGTTGTTGTCGTGAAAGACCCTCATAACATACACCATATCTATTTCTTGGATAGGGTCCTCCAGTTCGACGAATCTTTGGGTATTTGTTATTAAAAGCCATACGATATTTATCTGAAACTTATGGAAAGGGTCTTATATAATATCTATAAACTTAAAGCAAAAGTATGATTCAAGCACTTTTTACAGAAAAATATCGACCAAAAAATCTAGAAGACCTAATCCTTCCAGAACGCGTAATGTCGAAATTCAAAGATGGATTAACCCAAAATATGTTATTGGCAGGTAGTCCCGGAACCGGTAAAACTTCAACTGCAAAAGCAATTGTTAGCCAATTTGGATTACCCTATCTTTATATCAATGCATCTACCGATACTTCAGTTGAGGTAATTAGAACCCGAATCACTGACTTCTGTTCAACAATGTCAATCCTGGATGACCAAGGAAAATTTAAAGTGGTAATATTAGATGAGGTTGATGGTGTATCTGACCAATTCTTTAAAGCACTTCGTGCAACCATGGAGCAGTTTGCAAGTAACTCACGTTTTATAGCAACTTGTAACTATGTTAATAAAATTCCAGACCCAATTCTTTCGCGTTTTGAAGTTATTAATTTTGACTTTGATAAATCTGAAGAGACTGAACTGACAAAGAAATACATTAGAAGAGTTTATGATATTTGTGGAAAAGAAGGAATGACAATTGAAAAATCTGCCCTGGTAGAATTTGTTAAAAGAAACTTTCCAGATTTAAGAAGTACTCTTAATAAATTACAAGGGTATAAAACTCAAGGAACCCAGAACATTACACTTGACGACGTTAAGAAATTTAATTCAGTCTATAAAGATATGTTTGACCTTATTTTTAATCAAATGGACCCGGTCACTAATTATAAGTACATTGTTGGTGAATATTCAAATAGAGTTGATGATGTCTTACAGACGCTTGGCCAAGAATTTATTGAATACATACAAACAGAAAAACCACAAAACGCTCGACACATTCCGCAAATTGCAATTTGTGTTGCAGAACACCAAGCACAAAGAACCTTGGTAATAGACCCGGTTATTACGTTACTTTCATGTACGTATAAAATACAAGAAATTGTAAGAAATTAAAAAATAAATTGATAAAAGTTTTCCCGTGTCAAAACTTTTTATTATATTTACAAATAAATTATAGAACTATGAAACTAGGAAAACATACACTTATTATCGATGGAAACTATTTCGTACATAGCAGACTTTTTGTACTTCCACGTCCTAAAAAAGAACAACTGCTAGGAGATAGAGATGGCCAAGAACAGTTTATGCGAAAGTTATGTATTGACTTTGCATCTGAGGTCAGAAAAATGACTCCATTCGTCGACCAAATCGTAGTTGCAGTCGATTCAAAATCATGGCGTAAAGACCTATTTCCAACTGCAGAATATAAAGGTACCAGAGTTGCCGATAGTTCAGTTAACTGGGAAAATGTATTTACAGTTTATACAGAGTTCCAAGACATTCTTGCAAAGCAGGGTGTTATCATTCACAAAGTTCCTGGAGCAGAGGCTGATGATATTCTTTTCGGTTGGTCGACTCAATTAAACAATGAAGGTAAAAATTGTATTGTTTGGACTGGTGACCGTGACCTTATTCAATTGGTTAATTACAATGAAGCCACTGATGCTTACACCTTATGGTACTATAACTCTAAACGTAAATTATTAGCATTCGAAGGTTTCGAAAGTCTTATTAATAAACCTAATGAGGTAGAAATTTCTAATGATGACCTGTTATTTAACATGGGTTCTGCTGATGTACTAAATAGTCAATTAAAAGGTGATTTTATTAATTGGATTGCTAAAAATGGTGTAGAAATAGAAGAGATTAATTGTGATGATTTTATCTTCTCTAAAATCTTACAGGGTGATAAAAGCGATAACATTCAATCTGTAGTTTCATGGACTAAAAGAACCAGTTCAGGTTCTATCCGAAACTATTCAATCACTGAAAAGCAGGCAATTCAAATCCTAGAAAAATATCGTGAAATTGAAGGTAACTTCCATATTGACCACTTCTTTTCAGAAGCACAAGTTAAAACAATAGTTGATATGATTCATGATGTTGTTGGTAAATCTACAATTGAGGAAATACGTTTGAGATTCAACCAAAATCTTGACTTAATGTTATTACACTATAACACGATACCTGGTGGTATACAAAAAGCAATATATAATGAAATTGAGAAAGATTTTACAGTTGAAACACGATTGGCCGGATTAACTCAGATGGAAAAGATATTGGAAGGAACCCAGTGGAATTCTAAAGCGGCTTCCGGAAGTGGAGCTCCAAAGAGTTTTGACCCATTTGCAACACTCCAACTTGACAAAGTTTCTCAACAACCAGAAACTAAAAAAATAAACACATTATTTTAATGACCAACGAGGATATTTTAACAGAATTATTAATTGAAGCCCATGCGGAGGGTATTTTTGAAAAGGTTCTAGCCGAAGTAAACAAACTCAAAGAAACCCATATAAATAATAACGATAAACTTGAACTTTTTGAAAAAGCAATAAAACATGTTAGACGAAACAAAACTGTTTGATTTCATAAAAATCCTATTCACAAAACCTGCTGAATATAAAAAAATAAGCAATCACAATAAGAAGCGACATCATTTTATGATTAATCGCTTCTTTTCGATTCAATACCCAGCAAATGCCCAATTATTTAATAAGAATGGGATTAATCCACTTGCAGTAATTGATAGTTGGTCTCTTGTTGCTGCCAGGTTTAAAAGTGTACCGGGATGGATTTATACTAAAACCAAAAAGCCCGAAAAAGAAGCAACTTCTAAAAGCAAATATATACCAACAGAAGAGGCCATCTCATTCTTTATGGAAAGAAATGAAATTGGCAAAAGAGAATTTAAAGAACTTGAAAAATTTGCTAAAGAAGACCTTTATGCCTCACTTCAGAGGATAGAGAATTCGATGCAGGTATACTAAACCGACTATGCAACAATTTGAATTTAGTTCGATGCCAACGGCGATCGACGTTACCCTGTACAAATATAATTACATTGACAACAAATTATGGGCGCAAATCCAAAATGATATTGATTTTATCGAGCTTGGAAATGATTCTATAATGGTATCGTCATCTCAATTAAAATTTGTACTTGATACATATTATCAAAGTTCAATTAATCGACTAAAATCGGTTGGCTCTGATTTTATTCATAAAGAAATTAATACCGTTTTTTTTCTATATCAAATTTTAATTGAGATGGAAAATTTACAGTACATTAAATTTACACTTAATAAAGATAAAAAGTATACCAGAATTATTGAAAATGACGGTGTAAGAATGATTCAATTTAGTTTTAAATTACTAACTGCGACATTGAGACTTTATGATTTGTATGAGGACGATGAACTTCCATTGGTTAACCAAATTCTAGAAGAGCTTGAAATCTTGGAAGATGGAATGCATTACTCTAGACTTAGTGCAAAAAATCTTTATGATACAATACTTTTTTATCTTGAGGAAAAGGACCCAGAAGATGCAGAGGCTGGAATAGTTACCGACATCCTGGACATACTTGAATCTAAAATTGAGAAAGAGGACCCATTGCTCTTATTGATTACCGACTACTAATATTTTTTGAATATATAAAGAAAAACATTTAGCTATGAATTTCTTTAGTAATTTTGGTAAAAGAGAGGCATTAATCTATATTATAGTCGTGTTATGGGTAGGTATGGGACTTTTAGGAGCTTTTAAAGAGGCAAGTTTCACCGACCTTTCAATATATTTCGGATCCCTAACAGCTTACGCTGCAACTTATATATGGGCTGAATCCAAGCGACCAAGCTCAAAATCAGCAATTCTTAAGAAAGGACCAAATTCTCGAAAAGAGGTAATGATATATGTTATTGTTATCCTTTGGGCGATTGCAGGTTGTGGAGCAATTTGGTTTAAAGCAAACTTAGGAGAACTAGCACTTTACTTTGTATCATTAACTGGATTTGTAGCATCTTGGATTGCTGGAGAGGTTTATACTCCGCAGGACGAGATTAGTAAAAATAAAGAAGACTAATGGTAACAAATTATACAGCAAATGCATACGGTGATTTTCTTGTAGCGTCTATTCAACAACCATATCTTAATGTAATTCATATACTTGACTGGAACATAGTAGTAGGTCTTAAAAAACCTAGCATGACAGGTAATGTAACAGCATCGATCGATTCATTATCTATTTTTGGATATGGAACTCAATTTAACACATCATTTGCTTCTGGAGATTCTATAATTATTGGTAACGTTACTTACGAAATCAATAACGTCATCAGCGATACCGAATTGTCTATTATCGAACCAATTCAATATGGTTTTACCAATGCACAATATTATACAACTCCAGATGGGGTAAACTTTTTTGAATATGAATTCAGATGGTCTCAAACTGGTGGAGTTTTTTCTGAGTTTGCAGAACTTAATCATGAAACCGACCCTGAAGATATTCAAGGAATTACTTTTGACCACACTAAACCTCTTTATATTGATGTTAAATCCGAGGTTGCTGGACTTGCAACTGGAAATACTTTAACATTTCTTTCAATAGAATTTACAATTGAAACTGAGGCGGGAGTTATCGAATCTTGTCCTAATTTTTGTACTGATTGTACCGACCCTTTTGCAATGAATGGTTGCGCAAACATCCAAGTCTCATGTAATCCGATAAATCAATTTAATCCATACAATCTTACAAAATCAGTTAAAATGTACAAGCAACTGGTTAATATTGTTAATGGAATCTTTGGGCATGAGGTTACATACTTTAGAACTGAACCAGATGCTAGAACAACTGATGTTATTCTTATGGAATATTCATTACATAATGTTGTTGACAAGAAAACAATAAAAATACTGGTTCCGGACAATGAATTCCCGACTGAAGCACATACTTATGATATATTTGGAATTGAATTAGCAGACTTTGAAATTCATATAACTGCTGAGGAATTTGAAACACACTTTGGTCCAGGAAATTATCCAAGAAACAAGGACTACATGTTTATTCCAATCATTAATAAAATGTATGAGATAAGTTCTATTGCCCTAGCCGATGAATTTAATAGAAGTCACTCATATTGGAAAGTTAAACTTGTTAAATATCAAGACCGCGGAGACGTTCTTAAAGGACAATTTGACGATGACACTGATGTGTTAATAACTGGAATTGAAGAAGTATTTGGAGAGAGAATTCAAGATGAATACAAAAAGAATCTTAAACCAGAACAATATCAAACAGTGGTTGATAAAAAAGAGGACGGAATCCGTACCTTTGTTGATAGAAAACTGCGAATTACTGATTATGCACTAAAAAATAGATGGACTGTCGTTAGTAAAAACTACTACAACTTTTTAAATATGACAACAGGAAATTCTGCTGTAGTTTATGAAGCGCAATCTGAACTTAATGCTGGAAGCGGTATGGCATTCACTGCATGGTTTGCTCCAAAATTTGCAACAAATTCGGTTGCAAATTATAGACTAATTGGAGATACTAATAGTACATTTGAAATAACAATAAGCAACACAGAGTTGATTGTTACAACTCCTCAAGGGGCTCAAATATTTACACATGGAATAACATTCAACCCTGCAAAATGGTATAGTTATGTTGTTAATATCAATAATGAATTCCTTCAATTGTCGGTATCAATCTATAGTCTTGATATATCAAACAACACATTGCTTCCTCAAAATGCGGTAAATAATTTAACAAATGAATTTACCCAAACAATAACACAAACTGAAGAACTTATTTGGTCTTCTCAGGCAAAATTTGAATTACGAGCAAACGAAATGTACATGACAAATATTAGAGTATTTGATACTCCTATTGAATTTGAACAGCATTCAAATGTTCTAAATCAATATGTTGTGAGAGATAACCAGCATGCAATTATTATCGATAACGCGATTCCAAGCATAGGATTCCAAAAATATGCCAACGCTCGTTAATCTCGATATATAATTTAATTAAACAAATTTATATGTCAGAAAATAAAAGTATCAGAGAACAAGCAGAAGATATTAGAAAGGACCTCGATGAATTAATCGGCGCAGGAAGTGGAGAAATATCTGAAGTAATTGAAACTGATGTAGAACTTCCAGCAAGGAGACAACAAAATCATGTGTCCTTTACTGAACTTAAAGAGAGTTCTACCCGAAAGGCCAAGAAAACCATTACTGCCCTAATGAAGTTTTACTTGGATGAAGATATTATTGAAAGAGACGAATACATTCAAGCAAAAAAGAAGATGGACGAAATGACAATGAGTTCATTAGTCTATCAACTTCAAGCTGGAGAAAGGGCACTTACAACCCTACTTGATGCCATTGAAGATGGCGAAGTTGCTCCGAGAATGTTTGAAGTACTTGCAACACTACAAAAATCAATGCTTGATATTATCAAATCTCAAACAATGTATTTAATGGCAACTGAAGAGAGTGCCAAAAGAATTGCTAGAGATATTGAAATATACAGAAAGCGAGATAACATCAAAGAAATAGAAATTTCAGGTGGAGACCCAGGAGCTGGAAACGTTCAAAGAGGTACAAAAGACCTAATGAGAATGATTCGAGAGGGAATTGATGCCGCCGAAACTGATATTGAAGATGTTGAAATAACAGAATAATATGGCAAACGAAAACTACGTGGGTGATAATAAATGGATCCCGGCAGGAGATTCAGAGAAAGAGGCACAAAAACTGGTCTGGTCAACAAAAATGATTAATGACCTAATGGTTGCCTTAGACAAGGGTTACAGACCCCAGGTCAGTATGCCCTTTTATGAAGGAAAACAATTCTTACGCCGAGGTAATATTGTATTTGATTATACAGACGAAGAACTTAAAGAAATTGCAAAGTGTGCAAACGATATTGTGTATTTTGCAGAAAAATATGCGGTTGTAATGACCGATAATGGTATTCAAAAAGTAAAACTTCGTGAATATCAAAAAGACCTTTTAAGAGACTTTCAACATAATCGTTTTAATATAGTCCTAGCATCCAGACAGATGGGTAAAACTGTAACGGCCAGTATTTTTAATGCATGGTATCTTACATTTAATTATGACAAGACAACTTTACTACTTGCAAATAAATCTGAATCAACAAAGGAAATTATTGACAAAGCAAAAGTTGTAATTGAAAACCTTCCATTCTTTATGAAGCCGGGAATTATCAAATACGACGTAATGAATGTAAAGGCTGATAATGGATGCCGTCTTATTGGACAGTCAACCACAGCAAAATCAGGTATTGGTTTTACTATTCACAATTTATATCTTGATGAGTTTGCTCATGTTCATCCAACAATTGTAAACTCATTCTATGAAAACGTTTATCCAACGTTATCGGCATCAAAAGTTTCGAGAATCAATATTACTTCTACACCAAATGGATTTAATAAGTTTTATGAAATCTATGCAGATGCTGAAAAGGGACTTAATGAATATAAAGCAACCCGAATAGATTGGTGGCAACATCCTGACAGGGACGATGCTTGGTATAAAAGAGAACTTGGAAACTTAGGTTCGGAAGATGCTTTCAATAGACAATATGGTAATGAGTTTACCAGCTCATCTAGTTTATTATTGAGCCCTGGTACGATGAAAAATATCCGAAAAAATTCTAAGAAATTTGTTTGGCACGACATTGAAGAGTTTGAAAATGCCCATATCGATACTGAAGGGTACCTTTCATTTGACCCAGATTTTGATATTGAAGAGGCCGCAAATGAAGAGAAATACTATATGTTTTCAGTTGATATTGCAGAAGGGAATGGAGGAGACTACTCGGTTATAAATATGTTTGAGGTCGAACCACTCCCCGATAAAGATATTGAAAACTATATTAATCCTGGAGCGATGTATGATTTCTTTAGACTTAATCAAGTTGGAGTATTCAGGAGTAATGAGCATCCAATCGAGGATTTTGCAAAAATCTTATACATATTAGCCCTAGAAGTATTCAATGCTGAAAACGTTAAATTGATTATTGAATTTAATACTTATGGAAGTATCTTATTACAGTACCTTTCAACGGTTTTCCCAGGTCGAAATGAATTTGAAGATGAAATGGTTCTAAGGTTTAAACATCGACATGATGCAAAAGCACCAAAGCCCGGAATTCGACTTAAATCTGATAATAAATCAGTATTTTGTCAAAACTTTAAAAAGTTTATTGAAATTAATCGTGTTAAAATAAACGACATACAAACAGTTCAAGAGGCAAGTCTTTTTGGAATCGTTAAAAATGGAAGTTATGGAGCCCAAATGGGTAATGATGATACAATCATGACATGTATTACCGCAACTGAATTTTTTACAACAGTCGATTACGCCGATTATATTGAAGAGCTATTAGATATTATAGAACCTGAAAAGCACGAACTCATGGAAAAGATATTATATAATAATAATGAAACAAGTGGTGACCTTCAATACGATATCTACGATTTATTGGGATAAAATCCAGTTTAATTTAGATATATAATAAAAGAAAAAAAATATACTTAAAATTATGGCACTAAGTCCGCAATTATTAAATTTTAAGAGCTCAGGAGTTTATAGACTTGAGTTTGATAAATCTCAAACGGCAAATATTAACGTTGAGACTCTTAGATTAATGGTAGGTCACTCTAAAAAAGGTCCTTATAACACACCGGTTTTAATTGATTCGGTTGAAACTCTTACAAATGTGTTTGGAAACATTGATAAAAGTTTAGAAAAAAAGGGAATGTTTTTCCACAGATCTTGTATCGAAGCTCTTTCAAGAGGTCCGATTTTAGCATTAAATCTTGAACAATTTGAACAAGCTGATATTGCATCGTACCAAGGTTTAGTAACTAATGGTACTGTAGATAACCTTTTCGCGAATGCAAATACTGATGAATACTCAAAATTCTTTGATAACGATAAATTTATGGTTCCTTCAGATGCTGCAGTATTAACAACTATCGGTCCTGATCTTGATCGTGTTTTAAATTTTGTTAACATTAAACAAGATTCAATTACAATTATTGTAAGACAGGCTCAAGACGTTAAAGAATTTGACCTAACTGCAAGAGAATGGTATGGTGTTGGAAACGTTCCAGAATACTTAAATGACTTTGACAAAATGTCAGACTTTATGGTTGATATATTTGTATTCAAAGGAGAATTCGAAGCTGGGACAATGGCAAATGACCCAATCTATTCTGCTTACTTTACTCAAGAAGGTTTAGATAAAACAAAACTTGCGCAATTTGCAAACTTAAGACAAGTTAGCTTAATTGCTCAATATACTGGTTCTATCTTACCAGGATTTAAAGACCTTGAAGGTAGAAACTTATACATCGAATCAATTGTTAATGCAGAGGCTAGAAGAACTGGTTTATTCTGTGCAGTTAACGAGGATGCAGTTATGGACGATGGAGGAACTAAAGTTGATTTTGTAGGACATATCCACGACGATAATCAAGAATATGAAATGTTATCTCATTATGTTCCTCAAAACACTAGACAAATCAATTATGAGTTTGGTGTAGATGATAATGCTAGTGCAGTCGGATCTAATCCAACTTTAGGTTTTTCAAATTTCACTGTAGAATATGCAATAGGAGATGAACCTGCTCCATTCCCAATTACACCTGGACAATACGTTGATGCAGTTGCACTTAATAGACTTGCAAGAGTTGATAGAATTGCAAAATTTGTAGATAACAATAATGGAACAACAACATTTACAGTTTATACTGATGTAGAACCTGCATACGCTGATAGAATTCTTAACTCATTTGAAGTTGCTTCGGATGTTTATAGAACTTTTGTATTGCAAAAAGCATCTATAACTGGAAAAGAAATTAGCGACTATTTATCAGTTCTTTCTGGTGGTAATGGAATTTATGATGCCCTAATCGACAAAGACATTATCGATTTTAGATATGTTGTTGATACTTTTACATCTTATGATTTGAATGGATTAAATAACAAACGTAACCTTTCTCAATTAGCTAAAGATAGACAAAATGCTGCCGCAATCTTAAATGCGCCAACAATTGAAGACTTTAAAAAATCTACAGACCCATCATTCACTGATGAGAACCTAGCTTTTGATACGGCTTATATTGCATCGGGTGGTAATCAAGATAAAAACCCTACTAAAATATATTCTCTACCAAGTATTAATGAAGGTGCTAACTACGCATTCTACTATGGACCTGGTTTAATTGTAACTGACAATGGAAAAGACATTATTGTTCCTCCAGCTGCTTATGTTGCTAACAACTACATTGACAAATATACGAATGCCCTTCCATGGTCAATCGTTGCTGGTCCAAGACGTGGAGTTGTATCTGGTACAAACGTTAAAGGTGTTGAATATGCATTTGATAAAAATGATAGAGATATTTTAGAGCCATTTGGTTACAATCCAATTGTATTCCAAAGAGGAACTGGTTTAACAATCTTAGGTAATAAAACTGCACAACAATCTATTAAATCTGCACTTTCTTCTGCTCACGTAAGAGAGGTACTTATTTACATCCAAGATGGTATGGCTGATATTCTTAAAGATTACGTATTTGAATTTAATACTGCCCAAACAAGACTTGAAATCAAGACTCTTGCAGATGCATTCCTAGAAAGTGTTAAACAAGATAACGGTGTTTATGAGTATAAAAACGTAATGGACTCAACTAACAACACTAATGAGGTTATTGATAATAATATAGGTATAATTGATACTTATGTAGAACCAGTTAAAGGTTTAGAGATTGTAGTTCATAGAACAACAATTTTAAATACTGGAGAAATTCAATCTGGTAACCTATAATCGTGATATATAAAAAAATAAAAATTAATTAACATGGGATTACCACACTATAGTCAAGACCAAACGTCTAGAAAAGGTAGAAATTTTGAACCAATCCAGCCTAACCTGTTTGAAGTTACAATACTTCCACCAGCTGGTGTTGCAGATGCTCCACTTTTATTACAGCACGTTAATTCTATCTCAGGATTAGAATTGTACAAAGAAATCGCTGCAGTAGAACAAAAATACAAATGGGTTACTAGATCGTTCGCTGGTATGCCTGATGGAACTGCAGTTGATGTTACCGTTAACTTCTCATTAAACTTAAATGAAGCAAACCAGGCTTATTTATACAAATCAATGAGACAGTGGTACAACTTAAGATACGACCCAAACAATGGGGTAATGGGTCTTAAAAAAGATTACGTAGGTACTATTGTTATCGTACAGTTCAATAGAGCTGGGGATATTTATAGAACAGTAACTTTAGAAGATTGTCAAATTACTTCAGGTTTAGGATTTACAAACGAACTAAACTATGAAACTAAAGATGCTGCTGCGTTAGAAGTTACATGGAGATGCGATGCTTGGAAAGAAGTTTTAGCATAATATTTTAAAGAAGTATAGGGAATAGTTGAATGTTCCCTATATTTTTTTGAAACAAAAACATAATATAATGATAATATAATATATTGATGGATAAACTAACTAAGAAGTTACAGGTCCTATTATCAGAAGATGAAGTAACTTTAATTAATCGAATAATACTTAGTGAGGCTATCGAAACTGGACAAAGACCAATTTCAATTTCAGCATTTATTAGAGATGTTATAAGGACCGAAATAGATAAACGATCAGACGAAATCAAATCATTTAATAAAATTGATATTAAAAAACTTAAAAACAAATAATTTATGAGTACAGAAAACGATTCAAATCTAGAAGAACAATATAAAAATATTGTTCAATCAGTAGAAAATCAAGAGGTTCAACAACCAGAAGTTTATGAGCCAGTACAAGAAAAACCTTTAAATCTAGGAAAGGTTAATATGGAAAGATTTACTGGAGAAAGAGCAGAAGATGCAGATTTCCACTTAGGTTTTCATTCGATTCCCCTACTTTCCCTACCTTCAGGTGGTATGTTTTACCCAGAAGGTACCCAAATTTCAATACGTTCTGCTAAAGTTGCAGAGGTTAGACACTTTTCAACAATTGATGAAACTAACGTTTTAGATATTGATGAAAAATTGAACACAATTGTTGATTCATGTACAAGAATTACATGTACTTCAAAACGATTATCTTATAAAGACCTTTTAGAAGAAGACCGTTTTTACATTATTCTTTCAATTAGAGACTTGACTTTCCCAGAGCCTGAATCAAACTTGAAAATTGAGCACGTAAGCAAAAAAGGTAAAAAGCACGATATTGAAATTAAAAAAGACTATTTTCAATACTTTAAAATTCCAGCAGAACTTGACAAGTATTACGATTCGGAAACAAAATCATTCCAAGTTGAAACCAGATCGTTTGGTACTATTGAAATGAAGCCGCCTGTTATTGGAGTTATGCAAAAAATTACTGCATACATTAAAGAGAAACAACAAAAAGGTCAAAAAGTAGACCAATCAGTACTTCAAATCATTCCGTACTTACATCAAGATTGGAGAACTTTTAGTGACAAAACAATTTTTGAATTTGAAATTGAGTTGAACGGATGGACAAACAAAAAATATAATTTAGTGTATACATTGGCTGAAAAGATGAAGGTCGGAATTCAACCAAATATGCTAGTACAATTAGGGGACGAGGAGGAAGAGGTTCCCATTAGTTTTCGCGACGGGATCAAATCTCTTTTCGTTGTTCAAGATATCGCTGGAGAACTTCTTTAAGACGAAGTTTCACATATATCTTAAACTCCATGTGCAACCATCGGAACTTGAGAGAATGGAATACTATGAATTCCATTATCTTGTTAAAGACATGATAGACCACATTAAGGAGGAGAATAAACAAAACCAAGGCCAAAATGATGCGACCTCTGGTATGATGAGTAACATGAAAATGCCAAACATGAAAATGCCAAACATTAGTATGCCAAAAATGTAAAACAAGGGTCCCTAATCGGACCCTTTTTTATTTGGATATATAACAAAGATAAGGCTTATCTTAAAAAAATCGACAATAGGTGACTCAAAGCAATAAACAAATTTCGTTATTAACAAGCCCATTAAATAAAATTCAAGAAGCTACTGAAGCAACTACAATGGTTCTTAATAGAATCGCCGAAGTTGTTATTAGTGGTGCAAGTAATAGTACACAAATGGTCGATGAGCTTAAGAAGCAAACGACAATACTTTCCGATATTAGAAGTATCTTAAAGCAGCAAAATAAAACATTAGAAAAAGGAGCTGGCGCCAAAGGTGGAGCTTCTGGAGGAATGTTTACACCGATGTCGGCTAAAGATGTTGGACTAACTGCCTTAATGATAATTGGAATTGCCGGAGCAATTGTTGGAGCAGCTGCAATATTTTCATTGGTACCCGTTATTTCAATAGGACAATTGCTTACCGTATTAGCAATTGCGGGTATTTTTGCACTTGTTGCACCTACATTTGTTAAAATTGCCGAAATACTTAGCGGAAGCAAAGACCTAGCCGGAAATGCAAAAGGAGGAGATATTAGTAGTCCAAAGGCAATGTTTGCACTTGCCGGAGCCACCGCACTTGCGATGGTAGGAATTGCAATATCAATAGTTTTAAGCGGAGCAATATTTACACTAATGCCAGTTATTAGTGGTGGTCAATTCCTAACAGCGCTGGCAATCGCAGTTATTATGATTCCAGCCGCTTTTGCATATTCAATGATTCTTAAAGCAACTAAAGACCTTAAAAAAGAACAATTAATATTTGCAGCAGTTGCAATTCCATTAATTGCGCTTGGTATTGTTGCAGCCGCTTATGCATTTATGTTATTTCCGAGTAATCCACAAGCACCAGATCCGATATGGGTCTTAAAATCGGCACTCGCAATTGGACTATTTGCAGTTGGATTTTACTTTATTATGAAAGCAATTAAAGGTGCTACTGCCAAAGAATTACTTTTTGGAGCCTTAGCAATTCCATTAATGGCGATCGCACTAGTCGCAATTTCATTTATTTTTATGGCAATGCCATCCGATCCTGCAGCTCCAGACCCTATATGGACTCTTAAATCTGCATTCGCGATTGGATTATTTGCAGTTGGATTCTACTTTATTATGAAAGCCGTTAAGGGAGTATCACTTAGAGATATTCTATTTGGTGCAGTTGCTATTCCAGTCATGGCAATCGGCATCACGTTAACTGCATGGATTTTTATGATGCTTCCAAAAGGAGACAATTTACAGTCCCCTGACCCATTATGGGTTCTTAAATCTGGATTTGCTCTACTTATTTTTGCAATTCCTTTCTATATAATTTCAAAAGCAATCAAAGGAATGACTGTTAAAGAAATGATATTTATGGCATTTGCAATTCCAATAGTTGCGTTTGGAGTCCTTGCAACTGCATGGATTTTTCAAGGACTTGCTGGAATCCAATTTCAAGCACCAGAACCAATGTGGAGTCTTAAAGCAGCTCTTGCCATAGTCCTATTTGGAGCAATGATATATCTTTCAAGCAAAACTATTGGAAAACTCAGTATGGGTGATATGCTTAAAGCCCTATTAGGTGTTGTAGTTGCATCGTTTGCAGTAATCGCAGTCGCATGGTTATTTTCAATATTACCAAGCACATTTACTGCACCACCATTAGAATGGACAATCGCGGCCGCAGCTGCAATTACCGCGTTTGGCGTTGTTATTGCCGGAGTTGGTATAGCTGTACAGGCATTGACACCAGTAACGCTTCTCTTAGGAGCATTGGGTATTATAGTAATTGCGATTACAATCGTGGCAGTTGGTTGGATTCTTTCTCTATTAGAACCAGCGATGCCGGCTCTTAAATCGGTTGCTAGTGGATTTGTCGATATTGTAATGGCACCAGTAAATGGAATTATTGATGCATTTGCCAGATTCAAAAATGAAATTGGAGTTGAAAACTTAATCCCTCTTGCAGTTGGTGTCGCCGCTTTAGGAGGAGCTTGGTTAATATTTTCTGCCGCAGTAGCAGGTGGAAGTGTTGCAGGATTACTTGGTTCGGCAGCCGGAGCAGTTGGAGCAATCTTTGATGGTATTGCCTCTCTTTTTGGAGGAGATACTCCATCTCCTCTTGATATATTAAAAGAACTTGCAGTACTTGGACCTCAAATTCAAACACTTGCAGCCCCACTTACCGCAGTTGGTACTGGATTTGCAATGATTAATAGAAGTGCTGCCGGAGTTTCTAAAGCGTTTGAAAGTGTTACCAAATTTGTTGAAGATACTGACGCTGATGATATGGCAGCAAACGCAAAATCATTAAGTAGCATTGCAAACTCTTATATTAAAATTTCAAATGCAAGTAGAACCTTAAATGTAAAAGCAATTGAATCTACTACAAACATGTTTAAAGCACTTACGGATCTTGCCAAGAATAATGGACAATCTGCAATGGGAATTTTAGCAGATAAATTACTTACTGCTGTTAAAGAACTTACCGCGGCTGCAGGAAATCTTGAAGCTAGTGTTGCAAAACAAGGTGATGCCACTAGTGGAATTGGAGATGCTGTTTCTGGAGCACTCGGAGCAGTAAAAGAAACCGTTACTAATGTTAAGAAAGATGTAAGTGCAATGACTGCTGATGCAAAAGGAGTTATGGACATTCAACCACTTATTGATGCAATAACAAAATTAGAAGAACGTTTCGATACATTTATTACTGTTAAAATAAAACCATAGTAAACAAACTGGACATTTTTTATATAATATTTAAGTTCTTTGAAAGGGGTTAAATAAAAATTATAAATTATGATAGAACAAATTTTAGCATTTGTTTTAGGTGCTGGTTCAGTTTTCCTTATATGGGGAGTTGTGGTAGCGTTTAGGACAGCAAGAAAATTAAAAGGGGTACAAGAAGAGTTACCAAACATTTATTTACGCATCATTGAAATAGATGAGCAATTAAATCGTAGAATTGACCAAGAAATTAATAGAACCGAAGAATTACATAAAGAGTCTATTAAGCATACTGATTCTAGAGTCGACAAATTAGACTCAAAATTTAATAACATTAGAGAATTGATAGACGACATAACAGGTCTTACAATTAAAAAATAACCAAAATCCCCTTTCAAAAACTTTTAAACTTTTAAAAACTTTAAATATGAAATACCTTTATTTTAGTGCTCCGTGGTGCGGACCTTGTAAACAATTAGCACCAAAAATGGAATTGGTTGCTGAAACGGTTTCTGTTGAAAAAATTCTAGTAGATGCCGATGCCGAAACAACACAAAAGTATGGAATCCGAAATGTTCCAACTGTAGTATTAATTGATGAGAATGGAATTGAACTTGAAAGATTCGTAGGAGTTAACACGGTTGAATTCTATCTTGAAAAATTTGAAAATCATGCTAACTAAAGAAAAAATAGTTGAAAGGCTATTAGAAGAGAAACGTATAACAACTGAAGAGGCCGTTATCTTATTAAAAGGTGAAGATTTTAATGGAATAAGATACGTTCCAGTCCCAACTCCAAGTACAAATCCATGGATTGGTCCAGGACCTAGTCAACCATATCAACCATATACAGCACCAAGTACACCAATTAATCCAATGTACCCTCACTGTGATTGGACTGTAAGACCAGAAACCATGCCATACTATGGAGGGACAACCCATTCCGGTTCATTTGCACATACTACAAACGAAAACTATTGTGCTAAATAAAAAAGCCAAGGTTATTTACCCTGGCCTTTGTATGGTTTTTTGTATTTGTGAGCTCCTTTATTCTTAGTGCTTTTAGTTTTTGAATGAACTCCTTTTCTTTTCTTTTTTGGAGTTGCTTTAAACGCTACTCCAGAGGGTGCTTTTGCCATTTTGTGTAGATATTTTTAGATTAGATTATTTATCTAAACTTTTCCAAAAAAATCATTGAAAAGGTTTTATCGTGTCAGATTTTTTGTTTATATTTACACTATAATTAAAATATATAGAATATGAAGAAAATTAAACTATACGAACAATTTCTACAGGAGAGAAGTGGAGAACTTTTCAATCCTAAGAAAAATAAACCGGTTGTTTTGAAACCGACCAAAGACCCAGAGTTAGAAAAGGAATTCTTTGACCTTATTAGCACAGCCTATGCCGAGATTGGAGGACATATCAAGGTTCAATCACCTAGTGATGTATTTAAAGACCCTGATTGGAACTATTGGGAAGGAGTAGATATTCACGGTACCAATGATTTTGATGTTATCATGTTTGGTGAAAAAACCCGTTTTGGACTTAAATTCTCAGGAGTTGGCCATGATGGAACTCAAGATGCTAAAAGAAGTTACATGGACAGCCGAGGAAAAGAATTAAAACAACTTGG